AGAGAAGCGATCTTGGCCGTTAAGTTGGAGCTTAGCAGTGACAACAGGGTTTTGGCCCCAGCAGTGCATGTCGATGGAGGTCTCAGAAAGAACGAAGGTACCGGCATCAGAGACACCAGAGTTATCCTTGTGAGATCCACCGTCTTGAAGAGCGGCAATGAGGGAAGGGGAAAGACCGGAGGTGTTCAAAGGAACGGCATTGCCTCCGAGGTTGGCCTCGTTGTAGGGGTTGGAGGGTCCGTGCCAGTATCCGGTGAATCCAGCAGCAGGGATATAGTCAAGGGCGCCAGCGTCTTGGAAGAGACCACGAGCATCAATGAAGGCACGAGAGTCAGCGGCAACGGCGGCAGGGCCTCCAAAAGCGTGGATGGCATTGGGAAGGGCATCAATGGCATCAGTGTAGTTGAAGGGTTGGGCACCGAGGACCTTGTAAAGGAGAGCATCACAAGTCAAAGATGAGCAATAATCAACGTTTTGATCAGATTGAACGACCCAGATGAGTTCCTTCACAGGGTGGTTGAAGTTGAGCTTGATCTTGTTGGAAGAGGAACCAACAGACTCGTCGCCAGTGAATTGGAGTTGAGTGATCAAATACTCGTGGGGGTTTTGGGCCATTCTTCGGCGTTCATCAGTGTCCAAAAACACGTAGTCAACGTACAAAGAGGCGGCAACCAAAGATTGGTTGTAGGCAATGGTGGCAGGAACAGGGCGTCCAACAACGTATTGACTAGCACTATTACCGTAGGGGTTGGTGTTGCAGTTCAAGGTGGTAACAGCCCACAAGCACTCGTCAATGGGGCGGATATCAAGGTTGATCTTGACCTCGTGGTATTGGAGAGCAATCAAGGGGAGAGCAAGACCAGGGTTGGTGCAAAACCAGAATTGAAGAGGAACGTAAAGGGTGGTCTCAGGAAGAGCGTTACGAGGAGCGCACACTTGACGAGGAGCCAAGGAGTCACAAGGACTTTCAACATCAGAGAAAGAGGGATCAGTGATGAAGGTAAGTTGAGTGGTGTTACCAATCATCTTGAAGTATCCACGTTGTTGTTCAGAGGTCATTGTAAGTTGGTTCCAGATGTGCATCCAGTCACCATATTGACGGTCGATTCTTTGGCCACCAATTTCGACTTCAACTTGAGCAATGAGTTGTTCACCAGGGAAATCTAACCAACGAGCGTAAACTCCGGTGTTTTGGCCAGTGGTGTAGTTTCCGAGACCCATAAGTTGGTTGATCTCAGGAAGAGTGACTTGGAGATAAGTGCGGTAAGCAAGATCTCCATTTCGGCTGATCACACATTGGACACGGCGTCCAAAATCAGCTTGGCCATTGAATGTTTGTTCGATTGATTCAATAGCAAAGTTAGTGTATCTGCGGTAAGTAACTTTCCAAAAAGTAATTTGAGGGTTACCAGTAAGGTAAACGTCTTGAGCGCCATAAGCGACGAGTTGCATTAATCCACCTCCCATTTTATAATATGGCTAAAGAAAAAAAAATTTTGGATTTTAATTTAATTAAATGAATTAAATTAAATGAAATGAAATGAATTGAAATATAAAAAATAATAATAAGAATTTCAAACATTTTATCATACGTATATCACGCTAATATATCAGGCGATTGTTCGGTTTAATTCTAAATTTGTCATCATAAACTTACATAAGTACGATTCATGTAAAACTTCTCTTTTTCCTTCGTGATTTTTTGTAAAAACATAGGTATCATTTCGTTTTTTTATACTCCAGCCATCTTCCAGAGCATTAAATAGCAATCTCATTTTTTGAAATTTAATAAGATCTATTTTTAAATTATTATCTTCTAAATCTTTTATTGATTCTAGATTTATTTTAATGTCCATTTAATAAAAAATAAGAAAACTATTCGTCATTTTTAACTTGTTTAAAAGTCTAAATATACTTTATCTTTATTATTAATTAAATAAATAATCGATTATTCTAAATAGAATATATGCCTGCTTTTAAACCAAAAACAACTAAAAAAATTAAATATAATAAAAAGGCATCCATAACACTTGACAATAAACATAAAGAATTTTTAAATGAATTTTCGAAAGACGAGAATGATAAAATACCAGAATTGAAATTAGAAAAAGCTGAATTACAAAATAAATTAAATCATGGCAGTAATGTATTATCAATTGAACAAAAATTAGATATTGCTGATCGCATGCAAGAAATTGATACATCTATAAAGGAATTTAAATTTAAAAAAAAATCGTATTTTCTAGACAATTCAAAATTTATTTTTGATTATTTTGAAAATAAAAAAAGTATATCAAATGGGTTGATTCATAATGACTCTAATAAAAATAAAATGAATACTTTTTTTAAAATAAAACAGGAGGACCCAGATAATACACTTAACATTATGAATCAACATAAAAATAACAATATTGTCAAACAATATTTAAGTAATATTGATGATATTTTTCTCGATGTCAATTCATTTGTTTGTCAAACAGATATTTGTAAATATTGTTATAAGGGAGAATTAATTCCGTTGGAGGATGAAGGTATATTACTTTGTAATAATTGTTCTAGAAATATACCTTATTTAATTGAAAACGAAAAACCTTCTTATAAGGAACCGCCAAAAGAAGTATGTTTTTATGCTTACAAAAGAATCAATCATTTTAAGGAAATATTGGCACAGTTTCAAGGAAAAGAAACAACGCAAATTCCTTTGGAGGTTATTGAAAATATTAAACTACAAATTAAAAAAGAGAGAATCGATTTAACCGTCATAACAAATAACAAAACAAAAGAGATTTTGAAAAAATTGGGCTATAATAAATACTATGAGCATATACCATTTATTAAAGATAAGTTGGGAATTAAACCGCCGATTATGTCGCAAGAATTAGAAGAAACCTTGTGTAATTTATTTATTGAATTACAAGCGCCGTATTCCAAATATTGTCCGGATGATCGCGTCAATTTTTTAAATTATTATTACACCGCGTATAAGCTGTGCGAGTTGTTAGGTGAAACACATTATTTAGAACATTTTCCGATGCTTAAAGACCGCGAAAAAAGAATAGAACAGGATACTATTTGGCGTAATATTTGTGAAGAATTAGATTGGGAATTTATACCTACAATTTAAAAATTATTGGGGTTTGTATGGGAATAACTGTAACATGTTTGTATTGTAAATGGAATTATTTGGGTCGTAATTATTTGCTCCTACGCCGGTCCCATAACAGTTGCCGCCTTTAAGCTTCTTGCGACTGTTAAGCTTCTTTTTAAGATTTCTTGTAAGCTTCTTTTTAAGCCTGCGACTGTTAAGCTTTTTGCGACTGTTAAGCTTTCTTCTTCTGGTTTTTTTACCGCCTGAAAAGGAACTGTTTTCTTCTTCTTTGGTTGTATTTGTTGAACTATTCACAGTAGAGTCATTTAAATTTATGTCACCGGATATATTATTATTTAAACTATTATTCGTTTGATTATTATTCATTTCATTATTTATATCACTGAATACCGAATTATTTGTTGAATCAGTTGTAGTGTTTAAAGAATTAGAATTAAAATTAAAATCGTCTGATAAATGTAAGTCATCCATACTTAAATTATGTTCATCGCTCATGTCATGTGGAATATCCAACCCATCCTCATCTGAAATACTTAAATCAATAGATGTATTATTATTAGGTAAACTCATATCATCCATAGCATGGGAAATAGCGGAAATATTTGGATCGGTAATTCCTCCTTTAAACATGCGCTTATGACTACGATTCTTTTTCGAACGTTTACGCATTCGCATTCGCATTCGCATACTTTTTGCCATAATAATATATTACTATAATTAATATTATATTATTTAAAATTTATTTAGTGAATAACAGGTTTAGTCAATAACATGTTTAAAACCCACCAGGGAATTTAACCAAGTTAGCGCCAATACCAAACCCAGCACCAGAGCGAGCAGTAACACCCATACTGGGGATATAGGTATCCAAAATACTGAATGTGGCAGCAGCGGTTAAAGCAATTAACACAATTTCCTCAATATTCAAAGAACGTTTAGGAATAGCATAAGCAGCGATAGCCACCATCAAACCTTCCACCAAATACTTAATGATTCTCTTAACAAGTTCGCCAACGTTGACTAATCCGTTCATTATATTAAATATTAAGAAAAAAATATAAATAATGTGAATAATATGAAAAATATATAATGCGAAAAAAAACTTAAAATCAAATAAACTACTTAATTAAAATGGATCATTCTAAAGAAAAGAGTTCTAAAAAACCTGCTTTTGAGAGAAAAATGAATAATGGCAAACCAAATCAAAAATATGTGGATTTATTGGATGAAGATAAACCATTAGCTGGTCAAAAGTTTGCGTGTATTTCTTTTGTTTCACCTGAAAAAATTTTGAAGGAAAAAGAGGTTTTCTTTTTTGAAGAATTCCTAAAGAAGTGGGATTTGAATAAATCTATGGAAAAATTTGTTCAATTTTTAAATTTTGCCTCTTTTAAATACAACATGTCATTTGATGATTTGTCTAATGATTTTAAGGACTTTGTCAAGGAAGAAAAGGAAAATCTTTCTAAATCAAATATGTCTGACGAATACAAGACATATCTTGATAATAACGAAGAAGAGTTGGAAAAGGCTTTTGGGATGACACATAATTTCCAAACTTGTACACGAGGTTTGAAAATTCGAGGATCATATCCTACAATAGAAGAAGCGGAATTGCGATGTAAAATGTTGCGAGAAATTGATCCAAATCATGATGTTTTTGTTGGACCTATTGGTATGTGGATGCCATGGGATCCAGAGGCGTACAAGACTGGACGCGTTGAATATATGGAAGAAGAATTAAACCAATTGATGCATGAGAAAAACAAAAATGAAACCAATGCTAAGACCGCATTTGATCAACGTATTAAGGAAAGTAAACAAAAGGCAATTGAGGAAAATATTAAGACTGCCGAAAAATCTGGTAACACATTGACGCAAACTATTGATGACAAAGGCAATTTAATTGGTATAAATAATGCCAACTCACAAGAGTTTGGATTAAAAGAGAAGGAAAATATTTCCTCTGCGGATATTTGTATGGAATTGTTTGAAGGCGAGAATATTGTTGTTGGTAAGACAGATAATGGACAAAGTGAACTAGTCAGCGGACCTTTTTCTAGCAAAACAAAGAGTGACTAAATATACTTTAATATACTTTAAAAAAGTATAGCAAATACACAGTATACTTTTTGTAGCAACTGATCTTCTTTACGCGGTGTTATCGTTAGCTGAAGGAACCACCTAGAATTTTATATTTATACGGTAAAATATGAATATAAAGATAAATATAATTATGAATATAAATATGCATATTACATCATTAATATCTGGAAAAGCATTTTCAGAATCATATGGAATTCAAAATGGGTTAGTTGTTGATATAGGAGGACGAAATGTAAATGGCTCTTTGCGTTCTTTTTTTGAAACAAAAGGTATACATTTTTTATGCGTTGATATGGAATCAGATCCATCAGTTGATATAGTTATACCTCCAGGCGAAAAATTACCATTTGAAGACAGTTCTGTGGATTTAATAGTGTCTACATCTTGTTTTGAACATGACCCTTGTTTTTGGTTAACATTTACACTTTTGGACAATTAAAATGCCGATTTTTTAATATATATATATGTATGTATGTATCTTTAGGAGTTGATTGTGGGACAGCAAGTATTTTAAAAAAATTAGGACTAAGAAGTTGTAGTCTTCCTTTTGACTGGGTTGTGACATATGAAGGAATAACAAATATAATAAATAGCGATTTTACTAATTATTTACCTAAAAATGATAATGATAAATATGAAAAATTAAATAGAAATAGTGGAACTTTGTTTTTACATAATAATTTTCCAGGTGATATTGCAAAAATGAATAAAAGAATTGATAGATTTAAAAATTTATTAGAAACAAGTAACGAAAAAATAATATTTATTCGTAAAAGTCACGGTAGTCATCATCATAATGAATATAATAATGTAGTTAACGATATTGATGATGTCGTAAAATTAGATTTATTATTACTTAAAAAATATCCTAATTTAATATATGAAATACATGTTATTTTAATTTGTGATAAATGTTTTACCAATATAAATGAAAATATTTCAAATAATATAATAATACATAATATATCCAGACCATATCCAATAAATGTAAATGTTACAAATCCTGATTATTTTGATGAATTGTGTAAACAAATTTTTAATTAGTCGGCGTTCTAAATGTCCAAAGGTGTAAAGAAATGACTAGAATTATAAAACCATCTGGTTATATTTATATAAATGCTCCTACGTCAGGTCCATATCATACTTTTCCAGGCGATAATTGGCGTTTTTACTCCGATGCTGGTCAAGCACTAGCATATTGGTCTGGTAAACAAATATCAAATGAAACGATTTATCCTGTAAAAGTTGTAGAAACATTTAATGTATTAGGTGATGTTTGGAATGACTTTGTATGTGTATGGAAAAGGGTAAATATTGAAAATACCGAAAAAAATATAATTGTTCACGATGAAATCATCAATAATATTGGTATTTTAGAAGAGACAATAAATAATTACGGATTAAAAACACGGAAAAAGTGTTAATTTTGGAGGAGTTTCACTTCGTAGTAAATGTTAAAAGGTGTAAAGTATATTATATCTTTTTACACCTTTTAACATTTACTACGAAGTGAAACGCCGTTTTTATTTTAAGACGATAATTTACACAAATAAAATATTTTTATATTTGTGTAAATTATATATGAGTGGATTATTAATTGTTGGATTATTATTTTTACTTACTTTTTTGATTGAAAAAACTACAAATTTGAAACCTACTATCAATTATAATAATAAATTTGAATACGTACCTATAATAACAGCTAATATTTATGCTGATTTATTTATTATTTTTTTTACTTTCTCAAAAATTTATTTCAAAATCAAATCTTTAGAAGGATGGTATACAAAATATAGACTGTCTGCTATGATTGCTGATATATTGATTGGTGTTTTATATATCTTATTAGGAAGATATCTAGTTTATAAAAGTGGTCTACAGATTGGTCTGACAGCATTTGCTGGTATATGTGTATCCATTCAAATAATCTTTGACTTTCTATTTTATATATTCTTTACTATTATTCCTACAGGCTCAAATGATATGTTAGATTATTTCAAAGGTTATTCAAAAGAAGCTGGTGCTGGTGCCTTATTAGGAGATAGTTTTTTAGTAATCATGGCTGTTATAATTAGTGCTTTATTGAACCAAGCAAGTTATGATACTAATATCGTATTATTAATTATGAGTATTTACTTGACACCTTATTTTATTTATATGAAAGATTAAGATTTTATTATTTATTATACTTTGATATACTTTTTTAAAGTATACTATGTATTTGCTATACTTTTTTAAAGTATACTATGTATTTGCTATACTTTTTTAAAGTATAATATAATAAAATGAATTAAAAATAATAATACATTTTATTTAATAATGTCGGCAAATATAAAAAAAATAATGTATATTAACTTGAAAAAACGCACCGATCGTCGCGAAGAACTTGAAACAGAGTTGAATCATTTCCAATTATCGTACGAAAGATTTGAAGCAATCGAGACACCTGGATTTGGCACGTTAGGATGTGGATATTCACATTTGAATGCTTTAAAAATCGCAAGGGATAATAATTACGAAAATGTTCTCATATTAGAAGACGATTTTACTTTCCTAGTATCGAAAGAAGAATTCGAATTCCAATTAGCCGAGTTTTTTAATTTAAAAATAGACTATGATGTATGTTTATTATCGTATAATTTATTAAGATCTGCTGAGACACCATATAAAGTAGTACATAAAATTTTAGAAGCACAAACCGCGTCTGGATACTTAGTGAATCAAAAATATTATGACAAATTAATTAGTTTATATGAATGGTCTATGCCTCTACTCGAGTCAACGAGACAACATTGGATATATTGTAATGACCAGATATGGAAACGTTTTCAAGAAACGGATAATTGGTATTATTTTACTACCAGAATAGGTAAACAGCGTGCCGGATATAGTGACAATGGTGGATGCTATGTTGACAACGGATGTTGATAAAATGAAGGTTATCCAGTTATCAAGTTATCAAGTTATTTTTTATAATGTTTCCTACTTCTATTTTTTCTGCTTTTCATTTTTCTAGATATCATTTTTTTAGATTTCATTTTTCTAGATTTCATTTTTCTAGATTTCATTCTTCTTTTACCACCGGAGATATCCATTGTACTGAGTCTTTGATTCAGAACACCCATAATTTCATTTATAGGTCTGCCTGGCATCATATCAAACTCACGAATTAACCCACATATTTTTGTTCTAATCGCAGCATATGCGTCGGTTGTTTGATTTACAGTCGCGGTAGTTGAAGCGGACATATTAGTGACCGCATTATCTAATCTAGCCTTAGCCGCAGTTATTTGTGCTCCTAAGGCGTCTTTTTTAGCAGTAATAGAACGTGTTACCGCTCCAGTATATTCGGTTAAAGTAGTATATGTTGCTTGTAAACCGGCAATCGCCGCGAGTGCGTCCGCGTGAGCGGTTTCAGCAGTTCTTGTATATCTACCTATAGCTACGCCTGGAGCAAGTTTAGCCAAGGTAATTGTTATAGAAGGGATAGCATTTTTTAATGCGATAAAGATATCACCTGTTATATTTAGACCAGAGCTAATAGTTGTTCCAGACATACTAAGCGCTGAAGATCCAACCTTCCATAAATTTGTTCCAGCGGAGGCTAATGTGTCATATAATGAAGTTATAATGGCGATTGTGGTATCCTTTAAACCATATGTTGTCATAAAAAATAATAATGTTTGATATCCTCCATACCCAACGCCGATTAATGATGCGGCGCCTGCTAAAAGTATAGCAGAATCTACTGCTAATCTAATAGCATAACTATCTTCGCAGCTAGCACCACCTTTCATTTTCCATTTACCTCCTTTTTCACCAGGAAATCTTAGATGCTGAGGTAAATCTCCTTTTAACATGTTGTTGTAAAATCCTGAGGTTCTTCCAGCAACATTTCTAAAATTATATTGAGACCCTAAGGTAGATTCTGATGCTACGTTTATTTCTCCAATTAAATTCGCCAGAGCTTGCTGTTGTCGCAATTCATTCATTTATATATATAATAATTATTATATTAATTATTATATCAATTATTATATCAATTATTATATCAATTATTATATTTGTATATTATATTTTGTATTTTATATTTTGTATTTTATATTTTCTAAACTCACCATTTATTCGCTTTTTTAATCGTAATTTTTTGCCCAGATCCGCGTTTTTTAACCGCTCCAGGATCATATTTCTCATCTTCATCATCAGAATTAATACCTTTTGACAATTCCCAAAATTCTTTCGAACCCAACCTAAAATCATTATGATTGTCGGCTTTATACCAAAAAACCTGATCTTGTAATTTGTTTGATTTTGAATTATTGTTAATAACTAGACATTCGTAATTTTCAGTGCATTGATCCATCACTTGACAAAAAGATTCAAAGGTTGGGAACATTCCAGCATAATTTTCGTATATTCTTTTCCTATTAGCAATGTAATTCTCTCTTAAGATAAACACAAAATCTATATTTGTTCTCAGCGTTGGTGGAATACCTAATGGGTATTGCATAGTAATCACCAACATTACTTTCCAATGACGTCCATTCATGAAAAGTAAACGCATCATTTTATCTCTTGTCCATGTAGCATCATATAAGCAATCATCCAAAATCACAAATGCTCTCGGATCAATTGTACTGCGCTTATATGTTTCCATTTCCTTTTTTATTTGTTTTAAAACAGTGCGTTGTCTCTTTAAAATATTCTCAATAATGGCCGTATTATATTCATTGTGAACAAATAATTTTGGGACCATTTTGTTATAAAAACCGTTGCCTTCTTCTGTTCCAGAAATAACTGTTCCAATGGGTATTTCTTGTTGATAGAAAAGTAAATCTCTTACCAAAAAACTTTTGCCGGTGTCACGCTTACCGATTAATACAACAACAGGTCCTTTATTTTCATTTGGTTTAAAACTAATATTTTTCATATCAAACTTTTTAAGTTCTAAGGTCATTATTAATAAAAACAGAAATTAATATTTTATAGTTTTTACGCATTCAACATTAACAATTAACATTCACTTTTTTCTAATTAACAGATAACAAATAACAAATAACAAATAATAAACAATAAACAATAAATAACAATTCACAAATAATAAGTTAAAAATACATATAATTTTATATTATAATTAGCTAATGACGATAAATTTGAATTATCTAAAAAGGAAAAACGCTGAACTTTTCAAAAGTTTAGAAGAACCTAACTCTCTTTTTCTCTCTAAAGCACAAAACTATATTCCTCTTTATAATAAATTTTTCTCATTAAATGAAACTAATTATAATAGCATAAATTTAAACCATAAATGGTATATTTCAAGTGTTCAGCCTAAAGATAAAGACGACGAAAATAAAAATCTATATAATTGCCGAATTAAAAATATAAATAGTCAAAAGACAAAAGACAAGGAATTATTTTTTAAAATGGCACCATTAATAGATCCTTATAAGTTTTTAATTGGCAAATATAATACTCCTGATGCCAATTTATTTAATTTACCTGATTATAATTCAAACGAAACAAATACAAATCCCAAATTTATGGATGTGAATAACTCCGCATATATTGACGGATTTTTCTCATTTTTAAGCAGTAATTTAATTTATGATCATAATTTTACACACGGAGTAGACTATTATGGCTCTTTTTTGGCAATTAAAAATGATTTCAATATAAATGTCGCGGATGATATTGATTATTTAAACAATTCCGATTTTTTTAATAAAAATAAAAATGTCTTATTCAAGATTGATGATTATGAACATTTATTTCAAAATGAAACGGTGAAATTAAAACCGTTAAAAATAGAATATAATTCTAGCGCAAAATCAAACGGTTCTATTAAGTCGATAAATGATGACATTTTTGAAAATATATTTGAAGACACCACTGTTAATCATATTGATCTAAACGATTTAAAAAATATGCCATTGGATTTGGTTGATATAACGAATTCAAATCTGATAAATTCTTTAAAAAGTGAGAATAATGTTACCTTAAAATCTAATTCAACTTGTTCGTCTAGAACATCTCATACTTCTGAAAATGATAGCGTTGATAGCGGTTGCGATAATTGTGGCAATTGCGATAATTGTAGTAATAATGAATCAAAAAAGGATAGCGAATCAAAGGACAGTGATTCAAAAGATCGTGAATCAAAAAATGATTCGAATGACAGTGACTGGGAGGATGAAGATAGTAGTGAAGATGATGATGAAGAAGAAAGAATTGACGCAACAATTCCATCTTTTCCAGTTCAAGTAATTTGTATGGAATATTGCGAAAACACCTTCGATGATCTTATTTTATCAGATGATTTAAAAACAGCCGACTGGTATTCCGCATTCATGCAAATTATTATGATCTTAATAACATATCAAAAGGTCTTTTCGTTTACTCATAATGATCTTCACACAAATAATGTCATGTATAATCATACAGATAAAAAATTCATTTATTATTGTTACAAAAAGAAATACTATAAAGTACCCACGTTTGGTAGAATATTTAAAATTATCGATTTTGGTAGAAGTATTTATAAGTTTAATGGCAATACATATTGTAGTGATAGTTTTCAAAATGGCGGCGATGCGGCTACTCAATATAATACCGAGCCATATTTTAACGAAAAAAAACCAAGATTAGAGCCAAATTACAGTTTCGATCTTTGCCGTTTAGCTTGTTCTATTTTTGATTATGTAATCGAAGATTTAGATGAGATGAACGATATTGAAAAATGCGACCCTATTAAACGATTGGTGTATGAATGGTGTCTTGATGATAAAGGTATGAATTTGCTTTATAAAAATAATGGGACAGATAGATATCCGGATTTTAAATTATATAAAATGATAGCCAGATGTGTTCACCATCATACTCCGCAAGCACAATTAGAGAGACCTGAATTTAACGCATTTTCTAATTTTAAAGGAGATATCCCAAATGATGTAATTGATATTGATAAAATGCCTGTTTGTATTTGATCTATTATTTTCTATTATTTTCTGTTATTTTCTATTATTTTCTATTATTTTCTATTATTTTTTTCTTATTTTTATTTTTTTCTTATTTTTCTTTTTTCTTATTATTTTATGTATATATTGTATGGATTCTTATGGGTTTATAATAACACGTCATGTTAATTCCGAAAAAACAAATAAATATTGGAATAATTCTATAAAATGTATAAGACGTTTTTATCCTTATAAAAAAATTGTTATTATTGATGATAATAGTAATCAAGAATTAGTAAAAGCCGAATATGATTATAAAAATGTAGAGATTATACAATCAGAATTTCCAGGAAGAGGCGAATTATTACCATATTTTTATTTTTTAAAAACCAAATTTTTTGAGAATGCTATAATACTTCATGATAGCGTATTTATACATAGTAGAATTAATTTTGAAAAAATGCTAGGATTAAAAGTTTTGCCTTTATGGTTTTTTGAAGCAGATAAAGAAAATGTGAATAATACAACAAAAATAACAACCGGATTAAAAAATTCATACGAGATTTTACAAAAATTATCTATAACCGATGATATGCCTATAAATACAATTGGTATGAAGAAACACAAATGGTATGGATGTTTTGGTGTCCAAAGTTTTATCAATCATAATTTTTTAAATGGCTTGGAAAGGAAATATAATATATCCGCGATGATACATTCTGTTAAAAATAGAGCTGATAGATGTTGTTTAGAGAGAATCATGGGATGTATTTTTTTTACAGAATGTACAGAAATTCAAAAAATAAAATCTTTATTGGGAAATATTCAATCATACCAAACATGGGGATATTCTTATGAAGAATATGAGAAAAATATACTAGATTGTAAAAATGTTAAAAAACCTATCATTAAGGTTTGGACTGGAAGATGAATACAACCTCCGGAACGTTAGTGAAGGAGTTTAGTCGCTCACCTACGCTTGCGCTCCAATAATTATATAATTACACAATTATATAATTATATAATTATATATATAATTATGAGTAAAAAATTAACTAGATCAGCTTCTTTTGACGCAAGTCTTGAAGCAACCACTCCGCGATGTATTCAAGGATTTATAAAATATGTACAATCTAAAGGCAACAAACCTGGAGGGTTTCAAACATGGCGAACCTGTAATGAAACAAATGTTGTCGAATTTTTAATGCAAATAATGGAAAAAAAAGGGTTTGACCGATTAACCTTTGCTACTTTTAAACCATTAGTAGATTATATAGCGACAAATCATAATCCTACCAGAGATGATATAATTAAAATTATAACTCAGTGGAAAGCTGACGGAACATACGTAGCTAAGTCTACAAAAAAATTACGAAATGCTGTTACCATATCAGGAATCTCTTTAAGCAAAGCTACCCAAAAACAGGATAAAACATATACCGATACGGATTATAATATCGCAAACAGTAAACCTATAAAAATTATAGATCCTCAGTTAAGATGGTGTACCACAATTGTAGATCCAAAAGATAAAAATCGTAAAGAGGTAGATTTTATAAGTGGTTTCAAAAAACCATGTGCGAATTGTTGGATATGTGGTGAGCAAATTTATGTATACGAATTAATGTTGCCGGATAAGACGAAACAATATGTTAAATGTGGTGAAGATGAACATGTATTGCCTCCAGGCATAGGAAATGTATTTGGGTTATTATATCCGACATTAAGAGAACAACTTGTCTACGAGTATGACAGCGCAGTTGCATGGGGTTTACGAGCATCTCATTCTTGGTGTAATCAAGTAAAAGCTGGTTATAGTTTAGTTATCGCACCAGGTACAGGGCGTGACGCAAAATATACGTTGAATACAACCACCTTAGATAAAATATTGGAAAAAGCAAAAAAATGGCTTGAAGAAGGTGAGAATAATGTTACTGGTATAGATTATTTCCAACACTCTATGGCGGATAAACCAAAAGAACGTACTAAATATATAAACCAAATAAAAAGCACAATGTCAACATTTATAGGGATATTGTGTGATAAATTAAATGCTATGGCCGCAATAAATACAATGGCATATACAATGTATCAATTGAGGTTGCTATTTTTTTCTTGTTGTCTTGCGAAAGATATAATATTCAAAGATATTACAGGCTTTCAAACTTCATGGGCGGCCATGGGTGGAGCGATCCCAAGCGGAAAAAAAATGATTGGTGGTACGGCTGAGGATGAAGAAAATGTATGCCAAGCAATTATATTAGAGGCTGGAAAAGATGAGTGTATATCTGAAGAACAATTATTGGCATATGACACAGCTACCCATGTTAAATTTGATGATTATGGTAATATAATAGGTATCGCACAGACATCGGTTCCTAGTAAGAGTCAATACAGTTCTTACCAGACAAATAAAGGAATGGGTACATATAGTAGTTCGATATCAGGCAAGACATTGTCATCTCAGGATACGGACCAAAATGATCGCATGGACGATACAAATGACCAAACGATAGAATCGTCTTCTTCGTCTTCTTCTTATTCACCAGCACCAACAAAAGTCATTCGTTTTCCTTCATTTGATGGACCAGACAACCAGACGTATAATTTTATCAGAAATGAAAGTATAAATAGCAACATTTATAGAGGAACTACAAATGGTAATGAGGTGAGTATATCTGACGCACAGATAGAAGACATACTACGGAATAAATATCCTATCGGCGCCCTCTCTGGAACCTGGGAAGTTCGCACGGATAGTCATGGTAAACCGTATTATTATAATCCGAATACTGGTCAAACCGCACAATTAGGTGGCGGTAAATCACGCAAGATAAAAATAATTAAAAAAAGACATTACAAAAGTAAAAATAATAAAAGTAAAAAAATGAAAAATAAACAAAATAAAAATAAACAAAATAAACAAAATAAAACTAAAAAAATGTAATATAAACAAAAAACTAAAAAATAAAACACAAACGCTTCTAGCTAACGCGTAATAAAAGAGTTAAATAAAATTATAATGATATAATGATATAATTTTATTTATAAAAAAAATTGATTGAAAAATAAGTAATTCAAATAAATATATCAAAAACAAAATACATCAATTTAATTTAAAATAATAAAATGGAACTTATGTTTATAAAATCAAATTGCGATGGTTCCAATCATGGAACAAATAATTTCATCTTTGAAATAGAGAAAAATGATGGTGAAAAACAATATATAACCATAAATAGATATGAAACGTTAGCAGATCTTCATTTGAAAACTAGATTGTCCTTTTCAAATGAACACAATAATATAAATAATAGTTTATCATTTACTGAAATTTATGATGATATACCAGAGCATTCTTCTACAATAATTCGCGATATATTTATCGCACATGAAGCATGTCCTATAATAAAATCAATACCAAATAATGAGCGTATTACTATATTCGATTTTATGTACGAAAACGCGATGTTTTTGACTATGGACAACAGACTAACATCCTCTATGAAACATCCAGTTTATAAATTATACGTCGTTGATGATGTATACGTTCAAGACTTTTTACAAAAAAGACAAGCAAAAAAAAATAAACATGAAAAATATAATAAAGCGTTTCAGTTAAATATTCCATCATTGTCGTTTATTACAAATATAAAAACATCAATATCAAACTGTTTTGTTCATTACTCATCTTCTACGTAGGTTAAAACTCATTCGAATATAATTAATAAATAAAAAATTGAATTGCTTTCCAATTAATATATCATATACATAATTTCCTAAAAAAAGATAATTAATTATACTTTTCATAAAATGTCATACGAACCTTGTTCTGTAATAGCTGCTACCAGAATGCTGGAAATTATACCAGACACCCTTCCGGATAAAAAAAAAATATTGGATGATTTTGTTAATAAAACATGTTTGTATCAATCTCCAGAAGCCACGCGACGAGATTACAACTGGTCAAAACTGCAAAGGATTCTTGCCGATAATTTTAATCCTAGACACATCGGCGAAGAATTAAGTACTAAAATAAGGGATATATATGTGCAAGATGAAGAAAATGACAAGTAAAAAATAATAAAAATAAAAAATTGAAAATAAAAAATTGAAAATATGAAAATATGTAAATATTGTTTTTAATTCATATGTATATTAGTTTACGGTACAGTTAATAAATTTGTATTTATTTGTTGTATTAAATCGTTATCATAGCCAAATTTAATTAATTTATTGTTAATATATTTTTTTTGTTTATTCAGTACTTCTTCTTCATTCAAATCCGGATTTCTCGATTTTTCAAGCCCCTTAGTTAAAGCAACTATAGAGCGTTTAAATTTATCTAACATACGTTCACATTCCGCAATATTCAATCTTTCATAGCCCACCTCTTCGGTAATTGGTTTATTTTCCTTTAAAATCCCCAAAAACTTTGTATATTTCGCATAATAATATATTTTTTCATCAATCATCGCACCTATATTTGGACATATAAATAATAAATTTTGATTCAATTCTTCTACGTAAAATGGATATGGACGCGTAATTTTAAAGTATGGTTTAATATTTTCAGGCAATTCTTTGAAATCTAAATCTGAAAATGCTTTATAATCATCATCCATCATTTTTTTAATACGATTAAACCTTTTAACTATTTTAACGTAACTTAGTTTTACAATATTCGGATTTCCGCGTTGGTTTTCAGCAATGTCTGGTGGTAATAATACAGATAAATTGACTTTTGGCTCAGATAAATTTAAAAACCATTTAATTAAATATCCAATATGGGAAGATAAATTCTTAATAATATCTCGGTTATATTCAATATCATTTTTTGGCATAACTAAAATGTCGATATCTTCGCTAATATATTGATCCATATTAGGTATTTGTGATAAAACCAATTGAACCGCCTTCCCACCTTTAAAAATAAGATCAAAATCTTGACCTTTCATTTTATCAGATATAATTCCATAAACCAATAATGCCGCGCATAATATAATGTTATAATTTGAAAAATCTGCCGGTAAATCACTGTACATTGCTCCGGATAATGTGTATGGAGTATTTGAAGTTGGCACATGATAATTTGGTATCATTGTTTGCACGATTTTACAAATACTCCACATATTAGTTAGTACGCTGTTACTAAAACCGATCGTTTTATCTTGTTTCACCATACTCAGTATTTTCTCTCTTAACTCGAACATTTCATTTTCACTTTTATTAAATAGCGGTTTCCAAAATAATGGTTGTTCATTCATATCATATCCTATCAACGGAGGAGGTAATTCTGATGGCAAAACTAGTTTTATAATTGGTTGTGCTATTTCTGGTGCGACTGTTTCTACGGTTTGTACTGGTTCTGTTTCTACGTTTTGAGCTGGTTCTAATGGTTCTGGTGCGGTTTCTACATTTTGAGCTGGTTCTGGGTTAAGTGTGGCTAACAAAATATCCATTTCGCGTTTATTCTCCTCAGATAAACTATTTGGGTCAGCTTGCTTCATCGTAACCAAATATTGAACAAGAACAGGATCTTTTAATTCAATTGCGGTAGAAAGCGCCGTTATATTTCCCTTTACACTTTGTAAGTTTATATTACCTTTATTCCTAGTAAAAGCATTAATTATTTTTTTTCTAGCATCTATATCTTGTACATGGTGAAATAAAACGGATAACAATGGCACTATACCAACAACAGGGTTTGTATCTAAGTTATAGTTTTTTTTGTTTATCGGTATATTGTTATTTGTTATTAAAATGAGTGAATTTATACCAGCTTGATTTTTTTTAAATGAAGCAACGAGTTCATCGACTGCTTTATTGAAAGCATTTGTATCATTTTTGTCTATGGCTTTTTTAATATTATTTAAAGCATATATAAACATGATTCTAAAATCATCACGTATTTCATTTTCACCTCCTCCTGAAACGATACGTCTAGTGATTTTATTTTTTGTATTTTTTCTATTTTTTTTAAAACTTTTATTGGGTTGATTATTAGGCTTTTTAGATTTAGATTTAGATTTAGATTTAGTTTTATGCGATGGTACCCTTTTTAATGATCGGTTTTTTGTCATATTATATTATATAAATATGATAAAAATAAATGAATACAGAAAAGAATACTTAAATGAAATGAATGAAATTAAAATTCTGGATTATCGGTAAATACTTGGGTTATTTCACCTCCAGTTTTTATGGCCGGTTTCAATTGTTCTAAAACAAAATAACCAGAAATCACACTTACATACACCAACAGTGCGTCGCGAATAAGTAATTTCAATGGTTTATTTTCCTTTTCAACAAACCTCATTTCAACAAATTTTGCTATAAGAAATACAATTGAAATAACACCTGCTATTACAAATATGTTATCCATCTAAAATACTAAAGTAGTTTCTTATTTCTATTTTAACGCATATTCCTTCGACTAAAGTCTTCGGAATATAATCAGAAAACTTCGATTAAAATCTACGTTTTCCTCCAAAATCATTATCTAACCCCAAAAATGTATATTTATTTATTCTAAAACTTCAATATCATCAATTAATAAATCAGGCAATAAATCCATTTTAGGTTCTTCAATATTATGCACATCGAAAGCACTCAATTCAATGTTTTGATCTGAAATTTTAAGTCGATCACTCGCATCAGTATTGGCTTCGGCCTCCGCAATTCTTCTTTGTTGGGCTCGGATTTCACTAATTTCTTCTAATCGCTCAATGGATTTGGATGCTGTAATAGGAGACACATTATCATTATTATCTTTAATATAATCGATATCATTAAAACTTAATCTTCCACCAGCCATGGGATTCGCAGTTTCATTATCAATAACACTATTTGTAGCAGTTTGTTGTTCATATTCATGTTGCTGCTGCTGATGTTGCTGCTGTTGTTGCTTCTGTTGTTGCTGCTGTTGTTGCTGCTGTTGTTGGTGTTCCTTTTTGTTCGGATCCTCTATTATTTGTTCTTTAATTTCCTCCACAACGTCCTCTTCAACCGTCTCATCCATATACGCTTTCAAAATAGATTCTACTGGAATACTTTCTCTCAATGTATTTAAGATACACTCCTGGATAATAACTTCCAGTTCTCTATTATGCTTTTGTATTTGAAGCGGAGGAATATTTATTTCAAATAAATACACGTTTTTATATACTCTTCTGGCAACATTGATATAAATTTTATGAATAAAATCATCCAACTTGGGAATATTAATATCTATTTTTTTTTGTTTTTGCCCAACGCGCATAGCTGTCAAAATTTTAAGTTGAATAATATGAACACATGTTACTAAATCTTCTAAATAAGAACACCCACTTTTATCACAAATTCTCTTTCTTTCTGTTTCAATAATAGTAGAATTCCATTTGGGTATTCTTGAAATAAAATTTTGAAATGTCATTAAATACTTATCCATTTCATTATTGTCCCTGCACAACTTTATAGCTTCTTCTAGAATAGATCTATACCCATCAATTACTAAAGGTGTCAATATTGTAACCAATCTTGCACCCCATTCATTTTTCGACTCGTGAAGTGAACTAACATTAAAATCATTCATTTACATAAAACTAATATTTTCTAAAGACAAATCTGAACTCAAAAAAACAAAATTTAAAATAAACAAAATTAACAATTTTTCGTTTCTAAATTCGTTTCTTACACGATTAAATGAAATCAGTAATTCATATCTTTTTTCCATTGTTATTACAGAGTCTAAAAATTTGTGGTTTTCTAATAAATTCATTATATCCAATCCGCTATAGCTCTTTTCATATAGTTTTGTACATATATTCATTAAATCCGATATTTTGGGTTTATGATTCACTATTTTTGTCAGTTCTTTTTTTAACCAGTCTTGTCTATGTGTTTTAATATCCTTTGTATGAAATATTTCATTTAAATTGTGTTTGTATAAGTTAATTACGGAACCATTTATCATTGGTTCTGGCACATATATTTCGCAAAAACGAGATAAAATCGGTTTCAATAAATTATATTTATCTTCTACAATAATAAAAAATCGAGTATTATGACTAAATAATTCTATACACCTACGTAACGCCGATTGAGCATCCATAGTTAATTTGTCCGCGTTTAATAAGATAATACTTTTGAATACGTCGCCCCCATTTGAATTAATATGCGTTTTGGCAAAAAATTTCAGCTCTTCTCTAATAAATTTAATGCCTTTACCATGCGCACAATTTACATACATCACAAATGATTTTATCTTTTCTCGATCATTCTCATAAATATTTCGTATAAAATGATGAACAATGGTTCTTTTACCACTTCCAGATGGCCCATGAAAAATAATATTAGGTATTTTATGTATGGATTGAAAGTAATTTAATTTGTCTTTTATAGACTGATGAATGGTTAATGCCATATTATAATGAACTTATTCTATTTTATCAAGGCTTTTTTATATTTTAATAAAATAAAATGTATTAAATAAATTATATTATATAAAATTTTTATAATATTTCAAAAATTTTATATGAATGTCTGCGGCTTTCATATTCGGCTTTCATATTCGGCTTTCATATTCAGCTTTCATATTCGGCTTTTAACTTCGGCTTTAAACCGATGTAGTTAAACTATGAGTATACGGATTATTACGGAATGCGTTCAATAAATCAGGCTCAATGCGATCACATCCAGCATTTTCATTATAATATTGCGGCGCACTTATTTTACCATATGTACTTGCTGACGGCGGCATGGCGACTACTGATACCGGCGCGTTTACTCGATAAGCATATCTATTACAATCTTGTTTACTACAATCCACATTCATTTGCTGATTAAACATTTGAGTTCCGCCTGGGTTAGGTCTATTATTAATAGTGGCGGATTTAATATCATTATTATGTTGTCTATAAGCAGCATCATATGACATATCACCATATTGTGACGCGGCGCCACCAGATGATCCGATATATTCACAACTGGTAGTATCTCTTTGCGTCAAATCCGGCGAAGAATAATTATTCACATAGACTCCCTCCTTCTGATTATTAATATTAAATGTAGGTGAATAGAGCGTCGTTTCTTTTACAGTAGTATTCGTAGTGTCATTCGGATTAATCACATAACTTTGAGGAACCGCTGATCCAGCTTCACCATAAATACGCACATTATTAGTAGACTCTTCTTTACGCGTTGGTCTCAACATATCTAAGATTGGCGCAATAACCGCACCAATCGCTCCACTAAATCCACTTCTAAGTGTATCAGGTTGTCTCACAGTTGATCTATGATTTTCATAATTAGTATGACTACGAAGAAATTTATCTCCGTCTGTGCTTGGGCCACGTCCTCCGGCGGCAGAATGATTTACTCCGCAAGTCATTGATTCGTGGCGCTTACTTTTCTCAAAATTTTCAGGAGCATATGCGGCTTTTCTATCAGCAGGTCCTGCTGGGCCAGCATAATCTGTTACAATGTCATTGCGTCTTAATATACCGAGTTCTTGGATAGGTCTCAATGTTTCACCTTTTTCCGCGCCTGTTGTCGTTAACCATCTGTCTTGAGTATTGATAAAATAAGAATCTGGTGTGTGTTTTTCGACTCTACCAAGCGTTTGAACACTTGCGGAATTTTTAATATTCGAATTGGCTGGACCCTCATGATTAATTAATTCGTATTCTAACTTTGGATTTGTAACTACTCTCATTTGATCTACTGTATACGGTAGCCATTTATCACGAGCTTCCATACCAGAATTATATCCACCAGTTCCGTTAACACCATACCCTTTATCTAAACCAGGTCCCACCATAACAGAATCAAATGGCTTCACGTTATTATTTTTCATGGCTGGATTGACGCGTGATTGATAAAAGTCGCTATTATTTGGTGCGCCATACGCCCATTGCATATTTTCTTCAGGTTTAAATAACGGTGCTTGTTCTATTTTTTTCTTCACTTGTGACCCAGAGCCGATCATATTATCTAAAACAGATTCCGAATTATTTGTATGGTATGTATTTCCTTTTACCTTTCCTCCATTAAAAGGAACCATATTATTATGTTTAAAACTGGCTGAATTCAAATAGTCTCCGGTTAATGAATAGACTTCTGAAGGATTATTGGTGACCGATTTTCCACTTCTTACATTTTGTTCATAGAGGTTTTGGTTAAAGTATTTATCAGTCGCCACATTTGGATTTGGATAATTTTGAACGGTATCTACCAATTGATTAATATTTGAAACCGGAAAATTCTGTGGAGGAATATCGGTGTTTGGCAAATAATTTCGAGTTTGACCCATACTTGTAAAATTTTCTTGAGATATTTTTTGATTAGACATTCTATTTTTATTTTTATCTGCGCATGGTTGTGATGATTGATTTGATACAATATACATTCCACCCAATGCTATTAAAGGTATTGCTAATTCCATATTATATATATAAAGTATTATATTTTTAAATTCCAACGTTTCATAAAGTAATGAATAATAATCTAAATATTTTAAAAAGATTATTATTTTATTTAATTTTTATATTTTAGATTTATATTTTATTTCATTTTATTTCATTTACCTATTATAATGTATAACATAATTTATACCCTTAGGTGAGAATTGTTTACTTGAGCACCTGAATTCGTTTGCTGAGGTGTATTTGGACCACCTACATAACTGCCTCGTATTAAATTAAAACTGGTAGGCAATTGATTATTTGTTTCGTTTATAACACAATCTCTCTTGGGTGTAAAATAATCTTTTTCTAAAATTCGTGTACTCAAATTACTTTGAAAAGGAATACAAGTATTTTCTTGCGGATTCAATGGAGGATAATACCAATCCACTTGTTCTTTGTCTCTTACCATCCATGCTGGGGCGATAGCCCTAGATTCTTCTGTATATAAAGCATTACATGACGGATATTTAATTGGCTCATTTGGCACATTAAATTTTTGATAATTATCTTTTCCTAAACAATCTCTGCTACTGTGTCTATTTACACCTAACAAATCACTTTCTAGATTAATTGTATTTGTTCTTAAATTCCCACCCCATTTTTGAATTCTTATTTGAGGATCCTCCATATAACAAGGATTCGCACCATTTCCAGGAACATTTAAAATCCATCTGCCAGGATCGGTTGCTTGCTGTTGTTGTTTTTTTGTTCTGCATGGGTCATAATTAAATCTTGTAAATGCCATATTATATATATACTTTTAAAAAAAGTATAGCAAAACTAATTATATACTTTTAAAAAAAGTATAGCAAAACTAATTATATACTTTTAAAA